TTAAGAAGCGTGTTAATTCTGCATCAGTTTCCATCAAGAATGTAATCTTTCCTGTTACCTCTAAAGGACCAAGAAAAATGTTGTATGGATTCTGAGTTGCGCTGATGCCATAAACAGGTGTAACAGGGCGTGTCATATCAATGTTACCTGTCATGGCTGTGCTTACTGCGTTACCACCAATGCTTACAGTTCCACGCCAAACAGGTGTTGGCAGTACTGTGCTAAATGATGGCGTTGGGTCTGCGACTGTGTTTGAAGCAAAGCCTGTTGATTTTGCGTCATACTCCAACATTCCATCTGCGTTGAAACGCAAAGAGAAATCAGAGAACTGGCAACCAGGATACTGACGAACATTAACAGCGTAGAAATCTGTAAGTGTGTAAGAAATTGGTTGTGCATTTGCACCTGCGCTTAGGCTGTTTAGTAATGAGATTGTGTGTGTAAAAGGTGCGCTTGCGCCTGTAGTAGCAACAGAACCTAAGATTCCTGCTAGAGAGTAACCGATTGTGTCGGCAAATACTGCTCCACCAAAATCAAATGTAGAACGGGTGCGACCAGGAATGTAGTTGTAATTTAAAACATTAGAACCGCGTAATCCTTGGTCGTAGAGCGGGTCAATAATGTCTTGTGGTTTTAGTGCGTCTTTAGCGACTGGGATAAAATCCGTTGCCGCCACTGCCGTACCTTTGGTTGCTTCTTTAGCAATACCGAGGTAAGAGCGTACTGATGCTTGTAATGCCATTTATTCACTCTCCTGCTTTCATGTCTGACGCGGCAGACGGTTTGATTGTTGATGGGGTTGGTGCTGGTTTTGCCGCGCCACCTGCTATGAAATCAGGGTGGCTGAAACCTTCAGGCGCTTCAACAGTGTCACCTGGTTTAACGATTCCAAGCGCGGGAAACACGCGTTCTTCTGTTCCTTTATATGTCAGTTTCATTCATGCTCCTATGCTTGAATCATCTCTGTTACCTCAAATTCTAACTCAGCGAAGATGTCTGTAGCGCCTTCTTTGGATGTTGCGGGTTCACCGTAACGACCAATAATAACGGGTTCAGCACCTTGCCAAACTAAAACTCCCGTAGAATCACCAAAATTATGATTACTGCGTAACCGTTCTTTGATGTTGTCTATGAGAATGTCAAAATCAGCCATTGCATCTTGTGACTCTGAGTGCAATGAGTGAACATATAGTTGAAGTATTACGGTGTAATCTACGCGCTTCCAACCGTTTGTTGCGCCTCCTATTGCTAGGCGGTTCTCTCTTTCTTGTGCAATAAAAACTACGCACGCTGAACGAGTCATTTGACCCGGTTGTGCGTTAATTTGAAAATTAATACGCTTAGGAAAAGATACAAAAACTTGATTTAAATTTTCTATAGGAGGATTTTTTATAAACTGTGCCAGCGTATCCCTTACGCCAACGCGCCCACCCATTAACGCACCCTGCGATATAGATTGACCATATCGAGCGCCAAAGCAATTTCTCCTGCATAGCGTTGATTGTTGCCAATATTGACTGTTGGCTGTGTAGTTAAATTCATGGTCATAGAAGCATCGCCACGCTGTTTTACAAAAGCGCTGGTCATGAGAATTGTGGCTTGCTTTATTGCAAATGGCATGTTGCTAAAGCCTGCGCCCGTGTGTGCAAATGCTAGAGGAGCGGTTAATGGAATGGTTGTTGAACCATAAACATAACTATTATCAACTGTTACAGATTCCGAAAAAGCACCATCAATAATTCTGTAAGTTTCGCCTGGCAAAATTCCTGCAACATTTGCCACTGTTAATGTAGAAGCGTTTAAAGACCCTGTGCAAGTTGTGTTTACATAACCTGCAATATATGTGTACTTAGTAAATAACCGTATGCGTGGTCCATAAGAACCAAAAGCAAGCGGTCCTGAACTTGTATAAGTAGTATTAATTTGGCTTAATGGAATAACTATTTGTTGTGATTCAAACCAGCATTGCGAAGGGTCATTTAAAGTTTGTAAGTTATTCGGGCTACTGCCGTACTGAAAAGCAGATAAAGAAATAATAGGATTTTTATTAGGGTGTAAGTAAATAAAACCATCGCCACTCATGCGCACACGCTGTGTTTCGGTTACAGGATTAGCATGTAAATCTTGGTTTAAGTACTCATTTAAATATGAAGTAGCGCGCAAAATAACGCGAGCAAGTTCTGCATCCTGTGCATTTTGATTACCGCCTACAACTAAATTATTGTAATCAAGGGATGTTGGGGCATTTTTAAATTCGGCTACCGTGATATAAGGTTGCTCGTTAAAACCTGTTTGTGCCGTTACGCCCACTGTCATTGCTATTCCCCATCTCGCGGTGTGTCAGTTGCTTCATGCCCACAACGCCCACATTTGCGGAACCAACCAACAAAACCACATTGTACGCAATTAAATCCTCTTTGTTTGTCGCCTTGAGCATAAGGATTTAGTGATGCTTCAAAATATCCCTCACGCTTGAGTGCCTCAGCATGTCTTTTATTTTCAACATTATAAAGACCGCCTTTATCCGTACTGTAAGTTTTATTGCCAATTACAGTTTCTTTTACGCCTTTATCCGGTGCTACAAATCTGCCCATAATCTGCCTCCTTAGAAAGAGAGAGCGCGACTTTTCAAATATGCCGCGCCCTCTCCAACTTATTTACTTGTTATGCAGGAATGATTCCTGAAACTACGCCGTTCCAAGCAGGAGCGGTGCAGAAGAAGGTTCCACGGAAGTATGTGGAGAAGTCGTATGAGAACTGTACGACTGGCCACTGAATTCCCATGTAATCCTGAACCATAAAGTTTGCCCAAACATCTGATACCTCAGTATCAGGAATTGGCAAAGTGAAAGAAAGAACAGGCGAAACACCCTGGTTTAGCCATGGGTGAACCATGAGGTCCACTGCTTTTCCTGTTACTTCATTCTGTAGTCCAGTTACGATAGAACCGTATGTAACGCCGTCTTTTCCTGGCTCTTGAATTGTCAAACGGTAGTTAGCGGTTGAGCCACTCTTGATTGCATCAGAGAGTTGCTTACGGTCATTACCATTGAGAAGAACTAGGTCAGGGTCAGCCTTGACATTCTGATACATCGTTGCAAAAACATTCTGATATTCAACACCGGGGTTAGCGGTACTAAATGTGCTGTTTACTGCATTGATTGCACCTGATAAAGCAGGGTTGAGAACCGTTGCAAGGATTCCGTCATAACCAGTTGAATAGGCAGAAGTATCTGCGGCTGCGCGAGTAACCGCAGCACCGGTTGTTGTGTAGGTGATTAAGTTACCTGAGTTAGGAGCAGTACCACCCTGAAGTGTTGCTGTTAAGCCCTGGAATGTTCCCTGGTATGTAGCAGTTGCTTGCGCACCTGACCTAACATAAAGGTTGTAACCAAGTGCGCCAACAACAGGTGCAGTTAAAGTTACTACAATAGTTTTATTACTTCCTGAAGTTGTTTCTGCGGCTTGCGCTGAAACAATTGACTCACCAAAGCCGTTTGCAGAAATACCAGCGTCAGCAGTTACAAAAATAATGAACTGTCCATTTGGTAGTGCTGTTTGACCTGATGTAGTTGCGGTAGCGGTTGCAGAAGCAATTACTGGTGCAGCAAGTGCGCCTGAGTATCCTGAGGCAGTTCCTCTTGCGAATAGCATCATTCTTTCTTCCATCAACATTGTTGCATAAAGTGTTGATGTTGAAGATAGTTGGCGTAGGTCCTGATAACCCAAACCTGAGAAGTTCGCATCAAAAGATACGCTGTCAGATAGTGAGTATGAGTTGTATGGCAATACTAAATCATCTGCCGCATAAGAAATCATTGGTCCACGCTCTAATGAAAGTGAGCCAAATGTGTTTGTTGTGCTTTCGGTGATTCCAGGCCATGTGTTTCCGACTCCGCCTGTACCTGTACCTGTGTATCCGAGGATTCTCTTTACACGGTGTGAAGTACCAACGCCCTTTTTACGAGGGATTCGGTTACGGAGTGGGGTTGGGCGTGGAGTAAGCATCTTTGCAGGTGCTTCCAAATCAAACGCCGCGAATGATGTTGATAGCGGGCTTGTAAGGGTAATTTCCTTCTGAATATCTTGCATCGCAACTCTTTGTGCGGCAAGAGCGTTCTGAAGGCCAGCCATGGCATCAGGGGAAAGTGACTTGTTTGATGCAAGTGCTTCCATTGCAGACATAGGGTCAGCCTTAGGTGCAAGACCAGGAACGGTGCTTGCATTGCCAAGTGACTTATCTAGTGTCGCAAGGTATTCCTCATGACGCTGTGCGGC